TGAAAGATGGAGATTTAGAAAAATTAGTAAAGTTAATTGCAATGAATAAAGTTTTAGGAATAGAACCAAGCTGTCCTAAATGTTTAATATAGGAGGATGATGATGAGTAATTTAAATGGAGAACAGATACTAGAAAAAATATATGACGAACTCTTAGAGCAGGACGCTAAAGGCTTACTCGAAGATGAGGTAGACAGGATAAGAAATGTATATAATTTACATCCTGATGATGATAGAGATGAGGTAATCTTTTTCATAGCTGAAAGCATATACGAAAACCACTACACATAAGGAGAAAATATGAAAGGAATATTAATAAACCCGTTTGATGAAACAATAAAAGAGGCAGTATATACAGGAGACTATAGAGAAATTTATGCTCTTGTAGAATGTAGAACTTTTGATTGTGTTTATCTTGATAACCGAGAAGTATTATACATAGATGATGAAGGATTATTAGTTAATGAGACTAGATACTTTACTATAAATAACAGAGTTCTTGCAGGTAAAGGACTTATACTAGGCAGTGATAAGGATGGAGAAACTGCTGATGTAGGTTTAACTTTACAAATGGTTAAAGATATGGTACAATTCTTACCTGAAGGACACAAAGAAACACCCTATATGGAATTTACTGCATGGAAATAATATGAACTCAAAAGAATTAAAGAAACTTAGAAGGCTAGTCAGACCTATACAGGTTGAGTGGTTGCAATCATTACTGTCTGAAGAACAAGCAAAGGATATAACAGTTGATACTGTTGAGGGATTACTTCCCGAACAAACCCACGCCTTCGGTAAGGGACAGTTGCACCTATCTTATATGACAGACAAGTGGATAATGAAATATTTAAAACAGTATCCTAACATAACAACTTACAAAGAACTAATAGAGGTATCAAACAATGGACGAATATGAAATAGATGTAGTAATAAACGGAGCTCCCGATAAACTTAAAACTTATTGTGGCTCTATCTATTCTGCTATAGATAGTATGCTAGGCATAGAAATGGTAGAAGAAATAATATCAGTAAAAAGAACTATAGATAATAAGATATGGGATGTAAAAGATATGGATGTATCTTATCTCAGACAACTAAAAGAAAAGATGGATGATAATTTATTAGCTGATGCTTTTAAAACTGTGGAGGATTTATACATTGACACAATACATTGATGACGTACTAAAAAGAAAAGAAGCTATTGCCGACCAAGAAGAACAGGATAGCATTAGTTTTATTGAGGTAAGATTTAAAGATGGCAAGTGGACAACTGAAACTACAGGATATAAAAGTGGTAAGGTTGTCAGAAAATTTAACGACAAAAGAAAAAAGGAGGAGATAGAATGGAATTAGATATGTCTGGATTTACAAGAATGAGCAAAGATGATTATAGAAATTTTTATAATTGGATTACTGAACATGGACAAGAGCTATATGAAAACAAACTAGCCTATGAAACTAGATGGACAAAGGGAAAAGATTTCTGGGTTAAGTTAACTGATGAAAGTATTTACACATTAGATGATATAATGCTTGACATTGCCGACAGTATGGTGTAAGATGTGCAACATGATGATGAGTAACCGAAGAACTTTAAGCCCTCTATCTCCAATAGTAAATGATTTGGTTTGGCTTCAGTACATAACTCCGAGAGTAGTTAGCTCCAAACTCTCCCAATTTTTAACAAACTATTAACAAACCGTAGGAGGTAAATATGATAGTAGATGGAACTGCTTATTGGGCAAGCATTAAAGAACCCAACACAACATTTGAACCAATGTATACAGTCAACTTAGTTGTTGATGAGGATACTGCAAATGATTTTGCAACTCGTGGACATACTATTAAGCAGATGGATGAAGGTTCTGCTATAGTAATCAAGCGTAAAGTAAATGGTCCGAATGGAATGGTGAGGTCTGCACCTAGATTGTTAGACCAAAACAAACAGGAAGTTAGTCTTGCTGTAGGCAATGGCTCTAAGGTTAGAGTGCAATGTAATGAATATGATTGGGAATATGCAGGTAAGGCAGGGAAAGGTCTCGACTTTCAAGCAATCCAAATTATAGATTTGGTAGAGTATAAAGCTCAAGATGGCTCTGAGTTCTTTGACGAAGGGGAAGAGTTTTAATATGATTATCAATATTAAGAATGATGATGGTGAATCAGTCTATGATGTTTCAAAGATTGAGGATGAACAAAAGAAAGCAGGTGCTAACGTATCTATCAGTAAGATAGGTACACTGAACGTGCTGACTGAAGCTTTGAACTATGCTTCACAAGGACATCAAGCTAACTTAGAAGTAATTCTAAGAGAGAGTCCTGAAGCTATAGTTGAAACAGATGAAGAGGATGTAGATACTACTGACTCGAAGTAAATAACTCGGCTAGGTTTCAAAGCCTAGCCACTTTCTAAAGGAGATAGAAATGCAACAAGAACGAACACAATTTATTAAACACAAATTACCCTGTAACAAATGTAGCAGTAGTGATGCTGTTTCTCTTAACGAGAACGGCTCTGCTAAATGTTTTAGTTGCGATAGTTTCTTTACAAACTATGACGATGAATCAATAAGCAAGGTAGTTAGTATGCCCAATAAACCCAAGCCCGATAACACATTCCTTACATCATACACTGGTGCTTATGGTTCTCTTACTGATAGAGGTATATCAGAAAAGACAGCCACTAAGTTCGGTGTCAAGATTGTTAAAGATAGAAACAACCAAGTAGCACAACACGTATACCCTTACTTTAATGGTAGTGAAGTTGTAGGTACTAAGACAAGGTACGTTGCTAACAAACAGTTTTCATGTAACGGAACTTTTAACGAGACCGGTTTGTTTGGTGAACAGCTGTATGGAAATACAGGTGGTAAGTATCTGACCATTACCGAAGGAGAGTGTGATGCTATGGCAGTACATGAACTCTTCCAAGGTAAGTGGTCGGTAGTATCTTTAAAGCGTGGAGCTTCGGCTGCTGTTAAAGATATACGAGAGAGTATAGAATTTGTAGAATCATTTGAGAATGTAGTTCTATGTTTTGATAACGACAAGGCAGGTAAAGAAGCAGCTAAAGCTGTAGCTAAGATACTTAAGCCGAACAAAACTAGAATCATGTCATTCCCTAACGGGTTCAAAGATGCTAATGAAATGCTCAAGCAAAAGAAATTCCCTGAGTTTACACAGGCTTGGTGGAACTCCAAGACTTACACACCTTCAGGTATCATGGAACTATCATCACAGAAAAATGATTGGTTACATAGAGAAGAGAAGGAGAGTGTTGCGTATCCTTGGGAAGGACTCAACAAGAAACTATATGGGATGCGTAAAGGAGAACTTGTAACCTTAACAGGTGGCACAGGTCTTGGTAAGTCTAGTGTTACTAGAGAACTAGAACATCACCTTATCCAAAACACTACCGACAATGTAGGTATCGTTGCTCTTGAAGAGAACTGGCTAAGAACTGCTGATGGTATCTTATCTATCGAAGCTAACGATAGACTGTACCTAACAGAGAAACGCAAGAACTATAGTGAAGAAGAGCTGACAACTTTGTTTGATAAAGCTATACCGAAAGGTAGAGTTTATATCCATGCTCATCTAGGTGCTACAGATATAGATGATATCTTTTCCAAGCTTAGATATATTATTGTAGGCTGTGAATGTAAATGGGTTATAGTTGACCACTTACATATGCTTGTCAATGTCTTATCAGAAGGTGACGAAAGACGAGGTATTGATATGCTTATGAACAGACTGCGTAGTCTTGTAGAAGAAACAGGTATTGGTATGATATTAGTATCGCATCTTCGTAGAGCAAGTGGAGACAAGGGACATGAGAATGGTGTCGAAGTTTCCCTATCACACCTTAAAGGTTCGGCAGGTATAGCACAGTTATCTGATTGTGTCATTGCCCTAGAGAGAAATCAACAGGCAGCCAATCCTGAAGAAGCCAATACAACCAAGGTTCGTGTACTCAAATCAAGGTACACAGGAGACACAGGATTAGCTTGTGGTCTCAAATATAATTCTGATACAGGCAGACTGTTTGAAGTATCAGAGGAGGAAACATTTGACAACGAACAATTCTAAAATAATCTTTGACATAGAAGCAGACGGATTAAACCCTACTAAAGTATGGTGTATCGTAGCTAAAGAATGGAATGGTGCAGTGCATACATTTGATAATACTCAGATAGCTGAAGGGATTAAGTTCCTAGAAAGTGCTGAAGTATTAATTGGGCACAACATTATAGGCTATGATATCCCTGTTTTAGAAAGATTACATGATGCTAAACTTACTAAGAATTTAGAAGATACATTGGTAATGTCTAGGCTATTCAATCCTGTCCGTGAGAATGGACATAGTTTAAAGGCTTGGGGCTGGCGTGTTGGTATGCTAAAGCAAGAATCACCAGCAACTTTTGATGAGTACACCCCTGCTATGTTAGACTATTGTATTCAAGATGTAAAGCTAAACGAATCAGTATATAATTACTTATTAAAAGAAGGAACTATCTTTAGTGAAGAGTCTGTTAATCTTGAGCATTCAGTAGCTAAGATAATGAGACAGCAAGAAAAGACTGGGTTCTTCTTTAATACTAAGGAAGCAATGCTACTGTTGGCTGAATTAAAAGCCAAGCAGTTAGAAGTAGAAGATGAAGTACACAACACATTCAAACCTAAGTGGGTAGATGATAAGTTAGTTACTCCATACATTAGAAAAGACGGAGAGTTATCTAAACGTGGTTTGACAGACGATGAATATAACAACTGCTTAACAACACAATGCGTTGATAATTTTATGAGAAAAAAACTTGTTGAGTTTAATCTAGGTAGTCGTAAACAAATAGGAGAATATCTTATTGACTTCGGATGGAAGCCTGTAAACTTTACACCAACAGGTCAGCCTATTGTAGATGAAGGAACTCTTAAAAAGATTGAGCATATAAGAGAGGCTAAACTAATTGCAGACTTCTTGCTTTATCAAAAAAGAATAGCACAAGTTACCTCTTGGATAGACCATTTAAAAGGTGACAGAGTTCATGGTAGTGTAATACCTAACGGAACTATCACAGGTAGGATGACACATAGAAGTCCTAACATGGCACAAGTTCCTAACTCAGGAAGTCCTTATGGAAAAGAGTGTCGTTCTTGTTGGACTGTTCCCGAAGGTTATAAACTTGTAGGTATAGATGCTAGTGGGCTTGAGCTCAGAATGTTAGCACACTATATGAACGATGAAAATTATATTAATGAAGTTATTAATGGTGACATACACACCACTAATCAAAAACTTGCCGGTCTTAAAACAAGAGACCAAGCTAAGACATTCATATATGCATTGGTGTATGGAGCAGGTGACGCTAAGATAGGTAGCGTTGCAGGTGGTAGTATGAAGAAGGGTAAAGAATTAAAACAAACATTCTTTAAGAACTTACCCCCTCTTAAAATACTAAAAGAGAAAGTCCAGAAAGCATCTGAAAGAGGATTCTTGAAAGGGCTAGATGGTAGGAAGATATATATAAGAAGCCAACATGCTGCACTTAATACTCTGTTACAGGGTGGGGGTGCTATAGTCATGAAGAAAGCCATGTGTTTTCTACAGGAACTTATAGACTTAAACGATATTGATGCTAAGTTTGTAGCTAATATACATGATGAGTGGCAGATTGAAGTCAAGGAAAGCCAAGCAGAATTTGTAGGAAAGCTAGGAGTCACGTCCATTGAACGAGCATCGGAACATTATAACATGCGTTGCCCTTTGACAGGGGAATACAAAATAGGAGAGAACTGGTATGAAACCCATTAAAGAAATGAAACCTGCTAAAGCTAATAGAAAGAAGTTTGATATAGACTTAGCTTATGGTACAGTCAGAGAAGAAAAGATAGCAGAAATGCTAACCAATAAAAAGATAGAAGTAAAATCAGAAAAAGATATGTGGCAGAAGACAGGTAATATATGTATTGAATATGAATCATGGGGTAAGCCTTCAGGTATCAAAGCTACGGAAGCAGACTATTGGTTTCATAATCTATGTGTAGGTAACAACGAATTCTGCACACTAGTATTTAAGACTGATGTACTTAGAACAATAGTAGATAAATTAGATACATTTAAAACTGTATCCGGTGGTGACCATAAAGCAAGCAGAATGTTCTTGGTTAACTTACAAAAATTATTCTCATCGGATGTTATTAAAGCATTCAAGGAAGCAGAAAATGATAAAGGAAAATGAAAAACTTGTTGACAATACAGAGTTAGATAGCTATAATAAATTTACGTCTGAGTCAGGACATTGGTATACCCAAGAGGGAGACCCAATGTATACTATCGTTGGTGCTAATGGTAAGGAAAGAAACACTACTCTTAGAGATGCTAAGAAAGAAAAGTTAGTTCCTTCCGTTACTACTATCTTAGGCATGATAGCAAAACCTGCCTTAGAAAATTGGAAGATAGACCAAGCACTCAACTCTGCTCTTACATTAGAAAAAGAAGAAGGAGAATCCTTTAAGTCTTTTACTTATAGGTGTAAGACTGACTCTAAAAAACTAGGTATCAAAGCTGCCCAAGAAGGTACTAAGATTCATGCTATGATTGAACG